CTATCTCCGTTGAAATCTTCCAATCCAGAACCGCCGCTGGTGGATCAATCGAAGGCGTAGATTTTGCAGTTACCCCTTACCGCCTATCTAAGAATTTACTCGCCAAAGTAACTGGCTTACTTGGCCCATATCTTGATGTTGAAACTATGGTCGGCTAATGCCAGCATCAACAATTGCCACAGATGTTAGAGGCGCTTTAAAGACGGCCTTGGCAGGATGCACCGCTAATATTTATGACTCAGTTCCAGAAACGCCAATAGTTCCAGCAATTATCGTCATCCCAGACTCGCCCTATATGGAGCTTGAAGTCTTAGGTAAATCAACTACTCGCGTCAAATTAAATTACACAATAACCGCTTGCGTTGCGTATTTCAGCAACGCCGCTGCTCTTGATAATTTAGAGCAATTAATCATTAGTATTCTTGGAGCGCTAAATGCTTCCAAGTATGAGTTATCAATAGTCGAAAGACCATCGGTAACTGAAGTCGGAACTACAACCTTGCTAGTTTCAGATATACGCTTGAGCGTCCGCTACGAGCAAACCGCATAGGAGACCCAAATGCCAACTACAGTAATAACTGGGCGCGATGTAACCTTTACACTCGATAGCGCTAGCTTCGACGCCCAAGCAACTAGCGCAGTCCTAAGCTGCGACACAATTATCGAAACCTATCAAACTCTTGATGGTCGCGCTTATAAGTCCGTTGATAAGCAATGGACATTCACAATTGAACTGCTTCAGGATTGGGGAGCTGCTAGCTCACTATTCGAGGCAATGTGGGCTGATGCTGAATCAGCACCAAACACAACACTTGCAGTTTCATTTACTGCCGTAACTGGCGCAGTATTTGCTTTCAATGTATTGCCAATCTTCCCAGCAGCAGGTGGCGCAGCTCCAGGAGCGCTAACTGATACTTGGACGATGACCGTAATTGGAACTCCAACAGAAACCTTTAGTTAAGAGATCGGAGCATCGGGAGCTATGAAGTCGCAAATCACAATTACATATAACTCAGGCGAGCAAGCAACTTATATTGCCCAACCGCCTGAGTATGCCAAATGGGAGAAGGCAACTGGCAAGACGATTAGTGAATTAGGCGGTGTCTGGGACATTATGTTCTTGGCGTATAACGCAATGAAACGCGAGTCGGCTGGTAAGCCAGTTAAAGCTTTCGATGTATGGATGGAAACCGTTGCTGATATTGATGTGAGCAACCAAGACCCAAAAGCCATAACGCTGGAAGCCTAAATTATCTTCTAACGCTTCTGGCAATCGAGACAAAAATCCCGAAGCAATATTGGGATGATGCCGATGATATTTGGACCGCGTTGGAGATATTAAAGGAGAGAAACGGTGGCAAGTGATCCGATTACTTATGATCGCGCTGAGCTACGCGGTATTCTCAAAGCATTTAAAGCAATGGATGACCAAGCAGTTCAAGAAGCCAGAACTGAAAGCAGCGCGCTTGCAACCTACGCCGCAAATCAAATCAAAGTCAGCGCGCTGGGACGAACGGTCGCGGCTGCTGGTGTTCGGAGAGTTGCCGAAGGTGTTCGAATCAGCAAGTCATCTAAAATCGGCGAATTCTCTTATGGCTTTGCATCTCAAAGGTTTTCTGGTGGCGCAACAACACAGAAGCTCTGGGCAGGTCTTGAATTTGGAAGTAACCGCTATCGCCAGTTTCCCAGAAGAACTCCCAATCGCGGACGCGGCAATTCTGGCTATTTCATCTACCCGACACTTCGCCAAATTCAGCCTGAATTAGTGCGTAAATGGGAAGAGGCTTTTGATACAATTTTAAAGAAATGGGGATAACAAATGGCTGGTAATAGAACGCTTAAGTTATCTATCCTTGCTGATGTTGATGATCTTAAACAAAAACTTGGCCAAGGTGAAAAAGAAGTTCAAGGTTTTGGCGATAAATTAGGCGAATTTGGTAAAAAAGCCGCTGCAGCCTTTGCAGTAGCAGCAGCGGCAGCTGCCGCCTACGCTGGCAAATTATTAATTGATGGCGTTAAAGCAGCAATTGAAGATGAAAAAGCCCAAGCCAAATTAGCTACTACTTTAGAAAATACTACTGGGGCTACGAAAGCCCAAATTGCTGCCGTTGAGGATCAGATTCTTCAGATGTCTTTGGCAACTGGAGTAGCCGATGATCAACTTAGACCGTCATTTGAAAAGTTAGTAAGAGCGACTAATGATGTTGAAAAAGCCCAGAAACTACAGACTTTAGCTTTAGATATAGCAGCTGGTTCTGGAAAATCTTTAGAATCAGTAAGCCAAGCTTTAGCCCGAGCTTATGATGGCAATAATTCTGCTTTAACTAGGTTGGGTGTTGGATTATCAGCAGCAGAACTTAAATCTTCAAGCTTTGACCAAGTAACGGCAAAACTAGCTGAGACATTCGGCGGACAGGCTTCAGTTCAAGCCGAGACCTTTGAAGGCAAAATGAAAAGATTACAGATTGCCTTCGATGAAGCAAAGGAATCCGTAGGAGCTAGATTACTGCCTATCCTTAGTAATTTATTGGATAAATTTACTCAAAATCTTGGCCCTGCTATTGAAGGCATAAAAAATAAATTTGCTCCATTAACAAAAGCGATAGAAGATAATAAAGAAGAATTTCAAGCTATTTGGGATTTCTTAAACAAATACATAGTTCCAATTTTGACCGGAGCACTTAAACTTGCCGTAAGTGGATTGGTTAGCACTTTTACGACTTTAGTTAATATCATTGGTAAGGCAGTCAATTTCTTTGGCAATCTTTATGAAGCGTATAAAAAGTTTGTAGATTTTACTAAGAATAATCCACTGAGCAAAGGTCTTGGTAATTTAAAAGATTTTGTAACTGGTGCGGGATTTACCAATGCTGGATTTTTAACGGCTGGCGCAGGAGACCAACCTCAAGGCCTTCAAGGCTTAATGCAAGAAGATAAAGAAAATCCTTTAGAACAATTATTTAGTAATCCAAATTTTACCCGAAATTTAGTCGGTGGTCTTAGCATTAGCGAAAAGCAATTAATTGATACATTTATACAAAGTGGGCAAAATGGACAGTTAATCAATCGCTTTAGACCCGAAATGGATCTCAATCCAATCATTGCCGAAATCCGCGGTAGAGAAGATGCTTATCAAAGAGCTAGAAGAGACTTAAGTTCTCAATTGGCGAATTAAAGTCAATGGCACAGAATTAACCTCAGTTATTCTTAGCAATTTAACTATCACCTCTGGCCGCCAAGATATTAACTCCCCAACTCCTGCTGGGTATTGCTCGCTTGAGGTCATTAATACCGATGGCACTAACTACTCATTTACAATTAATACCGCGGTTACAGTTGAGATTAAAGACACTAGCGGAAATTATGTAGCTCTTTTTGGCGGTAGAGTTTCAGACTTGCGCCAAGTAGTAAGAAGCGCTGGATCTAGTGCAGTCATCACTAGCCTTCGCATTACTGCCATCGGAGCGCTTTCGAAATTGCAAAGAGCTATATTTGATGGCAATTTGGCTGAAGGTTTAGACGGCGCTCAAATTACTGACTTGCTAGATGATTTGCTTTTAGGTTCTTGGAACGAAGTGCCACCAGCCGAAACTTGGGCTAATTATGATGCCACCGAAACTTGGGCTAATGCGCAAAATATTGGGCTAGGGGAAATTGATACTGGCGAATATACGATGGTAAGCCAACAAATTACAGATACCGTCATTGGGCCGCTAGCTAATGAAATTGCTAATTCAGCTTTAGGTTATCTTTATGAAGATGCCAATGGTCTGATTGGATACGCAGACGCAAGTCATCGTCAGGATTACTTACTTGCCAACGGTTACACAGATTTGGACGCTTCTCACGCCATAGCATCTGGCATTGGCGTAATCCAGCGCCAAGGCGATTTAGCGAACAAAATAATTATGGATTATGGCAACAATTTTAATAGCTCCTATACTGCGCAGGACACAACTTCTCAATCAACCTATGGTTTATTTGCCGAGCAATTTAATAGCTACCTAAAGAACGCGGCCGATGTCGAGGATGTAGCAGATCGCCTAATCCAGCTTCGAGCCTATCCAAGAGATACTTTTCAGTCGATTACCTTCCCACTTCAATCCCCTGAAATCGACAACGCCGATAGGGACGCCCTACTTAATATATTTATGGGCCAGCCAGTCAGAATTACCAATCTTCCCCTCAATATCTTAGGTGGCGAATTTACTGGCTTTGTCGAGGGCTGGACTTTCAATGCCTCAGTTTCGGGCCTATCAATTACCTTCCTGGCTACCCCAACAGAGTTCTCGGCCTTTGCTCAACAATGGGCTCAGGTCAATGCAGCAGAAAGCTGGAATAGTGTGCTCAATACCTTAGAATGGCAAGACGCGATTGGAGTGATTAGTTAATGCCGACAACCTCAAACTTTGGCTGGACAACCCCAGCTGATACAGACCTAGTCAAAGATGGCGCAGCTGCCATCAGAACTTTAGGTAATGGAATTGATACCTCATTTTTGGATCTCAAAGGTGGGACAACTGGACAAGTATTAAGCAAAGCTTCAAATACAGATTTAGATTTCAGTTGGGTTGCCCAAGATGATTCTAATGCAATTCAAAACGCAATTGTCGATGCTAAAGGTGATTTAATAAGTGCAACTGCTGCTGATACTCCTGCTAGATTAGCAGTTGGCACAAATGGTCAAGTTTTAACTGCCGATTCTACAACTGCAACAGGATTAAAGTGGGCTGCTGCCAGCGCAACAAGTGGCCCTGCCTTTAGAGCCAATAGAACTGCTAACTATTCAATTAGCCAAAACACTTGGACTAAAGTTAATTACAATGAAGAAGATTTTGATACTGCTGGAAATTATGACCCAACAACTAATTATCGTTTTACACCAACTACGGCTGGCTATTATCAATTTAATTATTCAGCGCAAGTTAATAACGCCACTTCAGGTCAATTTTTTATGCTTGGTTTATACAAAAACGGCGCTATTTATCACAATGGAGAGGCAAATGATATAACTAATCAAGGTTATGCAAACGCCGGTAGCACCGATTTAATTTATATGAACGGCTCAACTGATTATGTAGAAGTTTATATGTATACAAGCTCTAGTGGTGCAAACATTGGTGGAGATGCAGGTGGAACTGTGTCGGTATTTTCAGGCGTATGGATTAGGAGTTAATTATGGGATTATTTAAAGAATTACAAGAAGCGTTGCCAGAATTAACAGATGCAGATTTTGGCCCAATGGGAACTATAATTCTGCAAAATGATTCTGATGGCTTAGGTGATTACATAGCCAAATGGGATTATGCAAAGCCACTTCCAGACGGCTTTACTTTAGGCAAGTAAAACAATCTTTATAGATAATGCCTAAATTATGTGCAGCAGGTATTCAGCTTCGGGAGCAAATCGATGACGATTATCCTGATCGCGATAGGAAGTCTGATGGCTGGATTGCTGACGCTCGCCATCTTGCAAAAGGCACTTCTGACCATATACCAGACGCTAAATCAGGAATCGTTAGAGCTTTAGATATTGATGCTGATTTATCAGCTCACAAAGAAGAGGCTTACGCGTTAGTTGAAAAGATTCGCAAGTTAGCTAAGAAAGGCGATAAGCGAATTAAATACATAATCTACGATGGAAAGAT